CCGAAGTCACAGAAGAAAACGTCACAGCCGCCACACCCGCGCTGTTACGGTAATCCGGCAAAACCGGGATCCACGCCTCAGCACCAGCACCAACCGTGTACGCCTTATCCGGGTAAGCGTCACCCGTGCCAAGCGTTCCCGGCGTGGTCATCGTGACCGTGATACCCGCACCAGAGCCGTTCTTCACAATCAGGATCGTGCCAACCTGAACCGTGTCCGACGCCGAAGGAGCCGCAAACGTAGGCGCAGTACCCGCGATGACGGGAACATTAGTCGTAGCAATAGCCAACGTGACTCCTTATCAGGCCGCTGCGATGAACGGGTAGCCGGTCTGAACCTCGCCAGGAACCCGGTACTTGATGAACCCAGTACCATCCGTGCGCTGCGGGGTATCCGTCGTGAACTCAGCGCCCAGGTAAATCTCATCCGACGCAGCCCACGCCGCCGAAGCGTCCTTGTCCGTCTGACGCGCATACGCCCAAACGGTCGTGCCCTTCACCTTCAACGCAGCCCAACCAGCCTCATCAGCCGCATCGAAACCGCCAGCGGTCAGGAACTTCCGCCACAGCGTAAACCCAACCTGGTAGTTCGACGCGCCGATAGCGTTGGCGTTACCCGACGCGCCGAGAGCCTTCTCAGCAACCTTGTCCGAATCCACCGCCGAAAACGTGAAATCCGAAGTAAGAACATGCATGGAAAGGTCAATGCCGGCGTTCAACTCAGCAGCGGTAGGCGCAGCAGGGTTAGCGGGCTTCGTAGTCAGAACAGAAAACTTCGTCTTGCCGTCAGCAAGTACACGAGCACCCATTAGTTAGGACTCCTTCGGTTTCTCGGCCTTGGCCGGCTGTGATGCCTTCTCGGGTTCGAGAGGCTTGAATTGGTCAGGGAACTCGGCCAGGAAATGCTCAGGCACCGTCTGGACCTCCCCACGGGAATTACGGGCGTCAACAAATGACATGGATGCCTCCAAGGCAAAAGAAAAGACGCCCACCACGGGACGCCAACAAGAAAGTGAAAAGAACGGGGGTTAGGTTTTGTCCGCCACCAAAGCAAACTCATCCACCGAAAACACCGGATTAGAACCGTCCACCAACGTGACCTCATAATCGGTTTGCATGTCCATCAACGAAGACTGCCGCAAACCACCACACAACCAACCGGCAACGGACGGCACAGCACGATTCAGGGCAGGGCGGACCTTCGCCGCGACCCACGCCATCTGATCCCACCGCAACCCCACATACGTCACACGGAAATTGACCCGCACATGGTCAGGGATGTCAGCCAACGACTCAGACACTTCACTGCCAAGGTCACCCCACAACACCGCATAAGGAAACGTGGGGGACTTCGGGACGCTGCCCACATAAACGGTCACGGTTGACGGGAACAGGTAAGCGACAGCCCGGTAAAAATCACCCATATGGCCAGGGACTCCCTCCGCGAAAACAATCACAGAAGACCCTCCGTCGCCCGAAACGCGAACTCATAAAAGTTCGGCGCTTCCTCGAGCATCGCGTCCTCCGGGTTCCGAACAGTCCCACCACCAGGACGAGACGTACCGAAATACGCGATACCAGCCAGCGCCGCGGCAGGGTTACGCTCGCGGTTAGGGCCTATCTCCGCCTGAATCTCAGCGTCACCCGCGAACCCTAGAACCTTGATGTCATAGTCAATGGAGCGGTCCAAGCCGGGTTTCTTCTTGCCCCGGAAGTGCCGAGACTTTCGGACATCGGCCTGCATGATGTTCTTCGTGTTCAGCGCAGACTTCGCCACCACGCCACGCAACTTGGGAACCATCGCCGCAGGAATCGCACGAAACGCAGCCGCCAAATTGTCGAGGTCGCCAGTATCCGCGCTCACCCGGTCACTTCCTCAACCCGGCAACGCTGAGCCGTCGCAAACGACTTATGAAACAACTCAACAACCCGATACACGCGACCCACCAACTGAGCATCAAACACAGAAGCCGTCACAGTCACAACATCATCAACCGCAACCGGACCCGCACTTACCGGCAAATCCAGCCGCAACTCCTGAACCGTAAACTCATACGACCCAGCAGTAGGAGACTTGCCAGAAGCCAACGTCGCCTGAAACTTACAAACACCCTCATAAACAGGATCCGAAGTATCAACAAACTGACCCGTGTTCTCATCCAACTGACGATCACCCGGACGATGAATATTGCACTCATCGACCATCAACGACTCAGCCGCGACCCGGCCCGCGAGCAACGTAGACGTGGCACTCATGGAGTCAACCAAACATCAGCAGGATCCGTGTCATAGCCAGGCTCACCATATGGCCTGATCGTGAACGCATCCCCGGACGTGCCCGGCAGCAGCTTCGACCACTCATCATCTGTAAGCCCCAGGGCCCCGGCTGTACCCTCAATCCAGGGCTGTTCCGTGACTGAGTAATCATCAACGGCCTCCGTGCGGACCTTCAAACCCTTCGGATTATTCAGTTGCCGGATAACCGCAGCGCACTCAACCCGCTTCAACGTCCCAACAGTCGGACGCCCAGCAGCAATCAGATCAGCAAGATCAGGGATCCTCTCAAGAATCTCCGCCTCAAGATCATCAATCCACGCAGTAACCTGCAAAGACTCAGAGGTAGTGAGTGCGCGGCCAAAGCGAACCTCAACATCAGCGACAGTTGCGTAAGCCACGGCCAACCACCTTACTTAGAACGAGACGAACGTCGGGTAGACGCCGCGGGCTTCTTGGGCTCCGAGACTTCCGGTTCCTTCTCTTTGAAACCAGCACGGAGAAGCTGGTCAGCTACCTCACCAGAGGCGTCAACCAGCTTCCCCGTAAAAGGGTTGACCAGCAGCATTACGCGGTGGTCGCGCCGGTCAGCTTCACGAAGTGTGCGGCGTCACGAACAACGAAACCAACCTCAATCTCAGCGAGGACGGCGAACATGTTGCGCTGCCACAGGTTGAGCTGTGTGCCGCCCTTGTTCACGGTCGCCTGGTCCGAGAGGCTAACCTTGATTCCCTCGACAGAACCCCAGATGGCGGAGTTGGCGAAGTCACCGGCGAAACCAACAACGTCCGGGCCCGTGGCCGGGTTATTGTAAACCGAAGATGACTTAAGAACTTCACGGCCAAAGATCGTTCCGATAGCGCCCGAGTCGGTGCGTGCGTCACGCAGGAAAGCGTAGTTACCGGATCCGTCCTTGGCGGTCATGATCGTGCCTTCAGCCTGCGGTGCGATAAGCCAGTGGCTAACGTCACCGCCCGCAGCTCCAACGGTAGTCAGCGCCGTAGCGAGGTCACCGATGGTGTCAGTGGCATCCAGTGCAACAGCAGCAGAGCTGGTCAGGACATCAAAATTCGAGCCAGGGGCAGTTCCATTGAAAATCGTGGAATCGAACTTACGACCCAGCGCGTAAGGAAGCCGGCGCGCCAGCTCTGCGTACAGGCCCGGAAGGTCGCGGCGGAACTCGTTCGAGAACGTCTCGATCACAGCGAGCTTGTACGGGGTAATGGACTTGCTGGAAACCGTGGCGTCAGAAACGGGCTTCTCATCCGTTTCATTCACCCAGTTAGCAGTGACATCCCCAGTGATAAGCGGGATGGTTACGCCGGAGCCAGGAAGGTTGATGCGGCGGGCGGTACGCATAATCAGCGAATCGTTGACAGCGTTAGCCCAGATCTCAGACGAGATTTCTTTAGGGAGCAGCGCGGAAACGCCCGCGCTAGTGCGGTTAAGATCGATACCAGCCATTGCGGGTATGTCCTTTCAAATGGTCTAAACAGACAGGTTTTCGTTGAAGAAGTCCGCGAACTGATCGCCAGTTGACTTCTTCTGTGTGGTGCCCTGTGAACCCTGTGAAGGATCGGGCCTCGGGGTTGTCGAACCCGGAACGATGTCAGCGACAAAAGCGGCGGCGTCTTCCCGCAACGCTTCCTCCGTGTCGCCCTGCAACCGTCCGATGTGCTTAGCTGGCACGCCTTCCTCGAGGGCAACCTTGTAACGAAGAACGCTCGCTTCCGCCGTGGCAGCGCGAGACTCCGCATCGTTGGTCGCCTGAGTGGCAGCGGCAAGTTCCTGCTGATGAGATGCCTGGAGCGTGGAAACCTGATTCTCAAGTTCACTCACCCGGCGCTCAGCCGCCTTACGAGCATCGCGCTCGGCCTCAAGTGCTTTCTTCCCACCATCACCAAGCGCATTAGGGTCGCCCTGCTGCTGGTTCTGCTGGTCAGTTTGGTCCGACATGTTTGTCCTCCGTCGCGGATGGATAAACCCCCGAAGCATCGCGCATGGGGGAGAATTAGGGGGAAAGAAAAGGACCGCGTTAGACGATCCAGCCGTAAAGTTTCAGCAGCCGTTGCGCGTCCTCCGCGTCCTTGGCTGTCTTGTAAATCGTTTCCGGCATCAGCCGTGGGGCTTTCAACCGCAGATACTTCGACCCATCCTTGAAGACGCTTTGCTCACGGATGTATCGCGCCTGCGACATCTGCCAGTAAGCGTGCCCACGACGCGTCGTGCCCTCGCGGGTGTACTTGATGCCGACACCGTTCAATTGCGCTGGCCTCACAGCGCCCGCTTTGCGGTAGGCGTTGATGAGCTGGTTCATGTCAGCGCCGTCACGGAACGCCTGCCCGTTCGCCTTAGACCCAAGAACCCGGTCCTGCTCATCTGCGGACAGCCCATCTAGGTAAGCCTTGGGGTCTGTGCGTGCATCGTCGCCGGTGTCCTCAGTTGAGGGCACGTTCCGGCAATCACATCCAGGATGCCTGTCGAAAGCCTCAGTCTGCCGCGAAGTCTTACCCGCAAGGATCACGCAACGCCCACAAGAAGGCGGGTTCAGCATCCGCGTCCACCGCTTCACACGATGCGCGCCACCAGAAACCTTCTCCGCAGCACGCCCAGTGTCCGAAAGCAGCGTCCCCGACACAAACGTGAGATGCCTGCCGCCCCTCGCAAGCGCATCCGTGACATCCAAACCAGCAGCCACAGCCTGCTTCGCCTGGATGACCGCGCCATACGCCATCGACGCGACCGGCAAACCATCACCGGCCACACCAACGAACCGCGAACCCTCAGACTCATACAACGGCGGGGGAGAATCACCGCCCAGAACATCAGGAACATACAACAGGGCACCATCAGCGACCCGCTCCTGAGCCGTGAACAACACCGCCAACAAAGCAGGCTCCAGACGCGCATACGAAGCATCAAAATCCGGGCCCATCCGCCGCCACAAACGACTCACAGCAGCAACAGCAGCACCAATCTCAGCACGCTGCTGACGCGAATACCTACGCGCCGCCTCCGGCAACATCTGCAACGCCATCAGCAGCATCCTTAGCGGTCAATTGAGCCAGATACGGGTCCTGGGACTCTCGAGCGAAATACTCCCGCTCACGATCCTTACGCGCCTCGGACCAGTCCATCTCGTCCCAAACACCCTCACGAGACAGCACACCGTTACCGCCCGCATAAAGCTTCGACAAGTAATCACCCGTCTGTGCCTTCGTCGGCGTACCAGCGTCATACCATTCCGTGACAATCCGGTTACTATTAGGCCACTCGCCAGTGCGGAAACGCTCATAGAGCGCCATTACCCAGCCCCAACCATCACCGAAACTGCACTGCTTACGCTCGGCGTTCAAGATCAAGCGCGACTCATCAGCCCGGATAGCGCCCTCAGCGGCAGGGTTCACCGAAGTCTGACCCAAATACCTGAGCGGCAAACCAGTCACCGAAGACACGAGCTGCCCATAATGGTTCACCGTGTCATGGAAATTCTTCAAATCAGACGCTGCGAACTGACCCATCTTCGCGTCCTTGTTCCCGGTCGCCCAGATAGCCGAGTAGTACGACTCCCAAGCCGGGATAGGCTGACCAGCCGAATCAACAAAGTCACCCTTAGACGCCGAAACAACCCACTTCTGAGGAACGGAATGCGTCTCGCCAGCTATTTGCAAATTCGTCAACGAACGAGCCGCAGCATCCACCAGAGGAATAACATCCTTCATCTCAGACACGCCAGCCCAATAACCCAGCCGGCGACGATTCAGGAACAAAACAATCGGCACACGGCCAAGACGGTGCCGGTCCTCTCCAAGAACAGTCCAACCGCCCCTGCCGTCACGCTCCAACCACTTCGTAGCATCCGGCGTATACAAAGTAGCGAACCGCGGATTAACCTCACCAGGCTCATACTCATACAACCGAACCGCCGAACGAATCCGCCTATGCCTACGGTCAATATCCACCGAAATCTCACGCGGAGACTCCACCGAAATCAGCGGATGCTCGGGATCTTCCTCATTCGAACCAACCGCCACATACCCGCGGCCAAGAATCAGCGTCTCCTGATGATGCAACACCGACTCAGAATCAAGGTTGTTAGCATCCCAACCCTCACGCAAAGCGTCAGAAGCCTTTTCCTCACCAGGGAGGAAAAACCGGCGCATCTTCAAACGGTCAACAACCGAATCAACAGCAGTCCGATTCCAGTTCACCAACGTCTCAAACCGGCGCAACTCAGGCGGCACAGCCAACCCAATATGATCCAAACGCTGCGAACCCTCGTAATACCGATCCAACCGAGTGTCATACGTAGACAACTGCGCCAGCTCATTAGAAAGGCCCGAAACAATATCAGTTTCATCGCGACTCAAAGCCACCAAGACGGCCCCCTAACGGAAAGAAAAAATACGGTTATCAGCAACGTCGCCCCAACCCGCTTCACGCGAGTCAGCAGCCGCCGTATGCGCGAGAATCCGCGCCATCACAGCGTCAATCTTTTGATGGTCAGCAGGCTTGATAAGCACATACTGCTGATTCGGCTTAGCCGCCTTACGAGCATTCGCCATATGAATAGCGGTGATCGGGCAACCGTCATGCGTTATCCGCTTCGTAGACAAATCAATCTCGAACCGCTTTATCTCCGCATACATGGCCTTCACACGGTTCGTCGGCCACTCAAAGACGTGTTCCTCCCCGTACTGGAGAGCCCAATCACCAATCTCCGAATACCAGTCCTCCGGGTCACAATAAAACCGGCGAACCTTGAACCTGGAAAACAGTTCATCCACAGCGGCATGAACCTCACCACGCGGAATCTCACCGTTCCACTCCTGCGGGTTCCAAATCGTCGGCCTCG